TTCATAATGGAAATAATTAGTACCATAGGTATGCCACGCAGCACTAATGGATTTGAGAATATATTTTTCAGGATAAGCTTCCGAATCACAAAAAAGCTTAACCATAGGCTCCATTAAAGGAACGTAAGGCAAAACCGGAACCAAATCAGTAGTATTAATCGTATTTTTAATAAAAAACTTCTTCAAAAATTTGGGACCAGCATATCTCAATCCACCAGTATGATAATCAGGAACAGACAAAAAAACATCATATTCCTTAAAGTCACGAAGTATCATGTCCATATACTCAGCAAGAAAAGTAGCAAAAGAATTAACATTTATTATAGAACGCAAAAATTTAGGACAACAAATAATATGATCATCTCCATAAACTACAATTCCAAGGTAGCGCTGTTTAACCATTAACATAATAACATCTGCCAGAGTATAATGAACAGTCATAGTATGAGTTATGTACAAACAAAATGCCAAAAGCATAACCCAACTATCACCATGCGAGGTCTCAGTACCTCCAGAATACATAAGCCCTTTCATAATACGCCAAAATGTTCCAGCACATAGAACTACTTTCGTGGATATATGATACATAAGTTTCTTCACTAAATCCCGAATAAACTTTTTTTGTGATTGATTCATTTTCTTAAAATTAAAGTATCGAGTACCAGTTGCTATATAAAGATAAAGTTGCCAATCTTTTATCTTCTTATCAAGCCCTTCAATATCACCATCAAACCAAAAAATCTCGTCTGACTTATAATTAAGAAAAAGAGCAAGCTCATACATACCACCATGATCAGGTTTCATACCAATTCGTATTACATTATTTCTCTCCCACTGCATTCGTTCACTAAATAATAACTTAGACAAATAACAATGTTCAGTACTCGGTATAAAAAATTCGCGACTTTTAAGATTCATTTTAAGTATACCCTCATAATTTTTAGTATAACCAAGCTTAAATTCACCTTTAATTTTAGTAACATTAATAGGTTGATAAGACACTTTTTTTCCAGACGCCATATCTATCATCATGCGATGGAACAACTTAATAGAAGCCTGAAGATGAAAAATTTTATTACCACTATTCTTTATAACATAAGTAACATCTCCAACGGCCTCAGTTGTATTTTTTCCAGTAAGAATCCCACCGGAAGTACCAACTTTGACAAAATCAAATAATCGCTTAGGAGAATAATGAAAATCAACTGTTCCAATACGGTTCTCACACTCTAAAAACCCCTCAAGCATACGAAGAG